TTCACCTTGATACAAAACCATTATTCGGCCATGATTGTTATTTGTTGCATCAATTACCATAGGGTTTAATACTTTATACTGCCGTCCTGTTTTGATATTGACTTGAATTTGTTCCATTGTTAATTGTTTTTAGGGGGATCAGGTAACGGCATCCAATGAGTTACATTTCATTGAGTTTGCTTTTGCTTAATGCTAAATACATCCCCTCACACCTACCAATAGCCCTATGTTTACTTTCGCAAAAGGAATTTGTAATCTCCGGAATCTCACAACCCATAAAACTTATTTGCCACCACCAATGATTAAAATCCATTTGTTCAACTCTCAAAGTAAATTTTCCTATTCTGCAAATAAAATCATCGCTTGATAATTCCTCCCATTCAAAATATTCGGATGAAAAAGATGTGAGTTTCATGTATCAATACTTTAGTTTTAAGTTGAAAAGAATGATTAGCTTGGTGTTAGCGGGTAGTTCTCGAAGTTTTGTTTTTCTCTTTCCATATCAATAGTTTTTATTCCTTAATGTTGAATATGTCTTTTAGTTGATCAGTTCTTTAAATTTCGTGTATTTTCCGATAAATCTTATTGGAATATCACCTAATCCTCCATTTCTATGTTTGGCAATTATAACCTGACAAACACCTTTAAGTGATTCACCATTGATATTTGTGTCGATATTATAATATTCAGGTCGGTAGAGAAAGATAACTAAATCGCTATCCTGTTCAATAGCCCCTGATTCTCTTAAATCTGACAATTGTGGTTTTTTCTCGCCTCCTCTTGTTTCAACAGATCTATTTAGCTGACTAAGTTGTATAACTGGAATATTTAATTCTTTAGCCAATCTCTTTAACGTTCGTGAACAATTCGATATTTCCTGCTCTCTATTTTCCTTAACTCCATCGATTAATTGCAAATAATCTATTATGATTAGTTTTATCCCTTTTTTGCGAGCTATTTTAATGGCCTTCGATCTTATTTCTGTTATTTTCAATCCGGAATCCTCAATAACATCTATCGGTAATTCCTCAACTATTCGCTTTGATTTATCAAATCTTGGAAGATCATAATCATTGACATTTCCATTTCTTATAATTTGAGATTCTATTTCCGCAATAGAAGATAACATTCTGTTTACCAATTGCTCTGAGCTCATCTCCAAACTGAAAATTAAAACAGGAAAGTCATGTTTTGCTGCCGTAATAGCTAAATCTAAAGCAAAAGCTGTCTTACCCATAGAAGGCCTTCCTGCAATAGTTATCAAATCAGAATTTTGCCAGCCTAATGTTATTTGATCAAGTTCATTAAATCCTGTTGGTATTCCAATAATTTTCGTTTTATCCTCCCTGGCATGCAATTCATAAAATCTTTTATAAACTTTATCCGATATATCCGAAACAGTGAGTGATTGATGATTTATGTTTACCCCTAAATTCATGAAATTTAGCTCTGTTTTATCTATCAGTTCAAAGACATCTGTTGTGTCATCATAAGCTTGCTTGTGAATATCTGAGGCTATTTTGATGAGTTCTCTTTTCATTGCTTTTTCAAGTATTATCCTTGCATGGTATTCAATATTTGCGGATTGATAAACTTTCGATGTTAATTCTGAAATATAAAAAGCACCTCCAATTAACTCCAATTTAGATTCTTTTTGCAATTGATTCTTCAGTGTCAAAATGTCAATTGGTTCATCTTTTTTGTACAAATCTAAAATAGCCTGAAATATTTCTTTGTTGCAATCCCTATAAAATGTCTCTGGGGTAATTATGTCTATCACTTCATGAATTGCTTCTTTATCTAAAAGTATAGCTCCTAATATAGCTTGTTCTAAGTCCACTGCTTGCGGAGGTAACTTGCCTAATTGGTCAGATAGGTCATTTAGTTTCAATAAATTCCTTGATCCGTAACCTGCTCTTGTTTTGTCGTTCATCTAGTGTGTCTTCTAGCTGTTAATGGAACATCTGCCGTTATTGTGTCATGTGAATGTTGTCCCTTAGATTTTTCGGTTTTTATAAAGTTTATCCACTTTGTGAAGATATTGTCTCTTGTTATGTATTCTGGCATAATAAATTTCCATCCGTTCTCTGCGTGGAATTGATCTGAAAAAGCATTTCGGGCGGCCTCTATAATCTCATCAAGTGTGTTTCCTTTTTTCACTAAAGCTTTTAATTGCCTTTTGGATTTATCATCCATCCTGTAAATCCCCTTACTATTGGGGAGGTATTCTTTCCGTAAAGAATTAAATTTTTCCAAAAAGGCATTATGTATATTATTTTCATTCTTTATATTCTTTTCATTCTTGTATGTGTTCACTTGTTGTTCACTTGTTGTTCGCTTGTTGTTCACTTGTTGTTCATTTTGATGTTCAACTAATTTTTGATTTTGATATAAATTCCATTTTAATATAGTTATAAGCCTATTTTTGTTCGTTTTTTGTTGTTCAATTTGATGTTCGTTTTTCTCAAAAAAGTTCAAAATTCTTTCAATTTTACTTTCGTTTATTCCAGTTTCCAAATTTAAAGCTTTTCTTCCTGTAACAAATTGACCTGGTTTTAAGGTCATGTTTTTGCCGTTGAAATAAAACTCATATCCACTATGACTTGCCTTGTAAAGCAAGTGATGCCACAAGTGAAAATATTCACTTTTTTTATACCAACCTTTTTTCATTGTTGATCTGTAACTTTTTACGAATCCGGTTAAGTAATTTTCTTGATAATCCTCAGCTATCACATTTTTAACACTTTTGTAAATTATTTATGCATAAAAAATTACAGAATTCCTATCTCCTGTAATCTCATAATTTCACCGATTAAAAAGCTGTTATCTTTTAATCTATTATCAAGTGTCGGCCTGCTGATTCCTAATTGTTCTGCAAGCCAAATTTTTTTACGACCCTGATCTTTTAAGGCAAACCTAATTTTGTCAGATGTTTTTAGTATTTCCTTTATTTCTTCCATTTTTGTAAATAATAAAACCTAAATAAAGGCCAAACTCGTCAGGGATTATGAGCTGGCCTTTTATAGGTTTCAAATTAATATGAATCACCTATCCCTCACAAAGATAATTCATATCATTTTTATAAAAGCAATTTAGTTAAAATTATTCATTGTTCAAATAGTTTCTTACCTTCTTTACTTGCTTTTAAAATTAAGTTTCCTTAAATCTTCGGGTGATTTTATGTCTTTAGTGTTTCACAACAGTGTTAATTGTTTGTTCAAGCTCACCGCATTTCTATGATTCTTAATATTCACATTGAAGTAACTTTCTTTTAATTCAATGCTAATTGATTTTCTTTTCATCTTTAAAGCTTGATAACCTTCTGATCCTATACCTCCAAATGGAGATAGAACTGTTTCATCTTGATTTGAGTACAGAAAAATGATCCTTTCAATCACATCTAATTGAAGAGGGCAAATATGTTTTTCGTCATTCTTGTCCTTGGCTTTAGTATATTGCAATGTGTTTGTTTGGTCAATATCCATCCATACCGGACTTGCATATCTTTGCCAAACATGATGTGAGTATTGTTCTGCTTTTGAATATTTACTTTCAGGATTATAACCCCAATATTCGGTAAAACCTGACAATGAAACGGGGAACTTATCAAACTCATGCATAGGTACATAGTTAGATAATATATCTTTTTGTATGGGAATAGGGTTAACATCTTTAGTTTTGAAGCATAAAACCTTATCAGGTAATCCAGCCCGAATTATACTTGAATCTTTCAATAATTGCTTATGCGCCAACCCTATTGTTTTAGTCCGTACAGCCGCCAATAGTGGATCTTTCCATATAGTAAATTCAGAGTGTAAAAACATATCTTCTTCCTCAAACAAATCGCCTATAATAGAACTAAATCTTTTTATTCCGATATACCCATCACGGCTTTTTAATGTAGGTAAATCCATACAATGAACTGCAACAATGCGGCCTGGGATAATAACCCTTTTCAATTCTTTGACTAAAAAAGTAAATTGCTCTACAAATTCATCATAATCAGCTACGTTCCCCATGTCCTCAACATGATTGGAATATGTATATAAATCAACAAATGGAGGGGAAAAGACAATCAAATGAACTGAATCATCATCAACCTCTTTTATTCGCTGAACGCAATCGCCCCTCATCAACCAGTAATCTTCTGTCTTAATATCTTCCGTTTTGTCTATCATTGTAGTAATTGATTTGTTCAAATTTTTATTTACAGCTTCTGACATTCTGGTTTGCATTAATTTAAATTGCTGCTGTTTTTCTTTTTGTGTGTTAACCACATTTAGCATCCTGTCAGTAGTAACCATATAACAAGTTACTTTATCCTTTCTCCCATACCTCCATGACCTTCTCATTGCCTGATAAGTTAGCTCAAAACTAAAATCAACGGAATTGAATATCTGATAACCACAATTCTGATAATTAAGCCCCTTGCTGGCAATTGATTGTTTTGTTATTAGTATTCTATATTCATTATGACTAAACCCTAAAAGATCGTTTTCTTTTTTTTCATTTGAATCAGACCCCTGTACATTTCGACAATCATATCCAAAAACTGAAAGTTGTTTATAAAGCTCCTGGGCCTCATGGTTATGTTTGGCCCAAATAATGACTTGTTGATTTTTTGGTATTTCTTTTAAAATCCCCAACGTCTCATTTATTCTTTGTTGTTGGGTTTCCCGGAGACTTGAATTGTAATCCGTAGCGCTCACAGCAGTGCCTCCAAAAAGCATTCCTTGAGGGATAGGGGTTTTAACACATCTTTCTATAATTTCCAATTCAGGTAAATCAAACCTATCATTATCAAAACCTATGTCTCGTGGGTGTGAATACATAATAGCCCAATTACTCACAAATTCATAGAATTTTTTTATTGCGTGGCCTTTAAGCCTCCATTTTGAAGTGTTGGAAGAATCATGAACAAAATACATCGCCAGCATTTCTTCATAACTCATCACATCTAAAAATTCAGAATGATTACCTAACTCCATTGGATCATTAGGCGACGGAGTGGCTGAAAAACAAAACTTGTATGGGGTGTGGATAAATGAATCAATAAGATAGTTTCTATACTTGCCTGTTTCATTTTTTAATATTGAACTTTCGTCTAAACAAATACATCCAAAGTAATCAGTATTGATATTGTGTAATTGTTCATAATTAGTTATGTAAACTTTATTTTCAATATTAGATCCTAATGGTTCAACATCAATACCAAAGTACCCGCCTTGTTCTATTGTTTGGGCAGTTACAGCCAATGGGGCTAAAATTAAAGCTGGTCTTTTTATGTGGTTTACAACTTGGTGGGCAATTTCTAATTGCATAGGGGTTTTTCCCTGCCCCGTATCGGCAAAAATGGCATACTTTCCAGCTTTTAAAGCCCGCGCAACAGTGAATTTTTGAAAATCGAATAGCTTTGAATTAAGTTCTGTAAGTTCAATATCAAATCCGGAATCGATGTGTCGTTTTATTTTTTTATTTAAAAACTCCTGATATTCCATAATAAAAAAGCCCTGAAATGTCGCAGATCCCAGAGCTTTTTAAGGTTTTACAAATCTCGTTAAACCTCTGCGACAAATTTAACGAAATCTTACTTAAATATAGTCATTTTACTTGAATTCACAACGCTTATTCATGTCGTTTTTAATAAATTTACGCTTCTCCAAAAGGCAACCTAATTGAAAATGAGTTAGTAATTGTAAGGTGTCTTTTGGCTTTTCACCGGAAACATAAACTTTACCAGATTGCTGTTTAATGAATTCCTCAGTCATTAAAGTAGTTTTTTTCATAATCCCCTAGTTATAATATATTCTTCACTAGTTAATTTAGTCTGTTTTTTACCCCTGAAATAGGTTAAATCTTTATCTGGTTTCTT